AAGACTTAGCCTGCGGCTTTTTCTTTCTTCGCTGCTCCATCGTAGTCCTGAGCAATCAGGCCACGTCGAGTAAGCATAGTCTTAACACCACGCTCAGTTTTGCCGATTTCTTCTGCTATTTCTTCTACGGTCATATCAGAAATATCGCCAAGCTCAGTTAGAGGATCAACAGAAGCTGTTGACTTAGTCTCTCTCTGAGGAGGAATAGCGTCGATCTCGCCTGTTCTTAGGAAAGATAATGCTTTACCTCGAATACTGTTTACTTGACGGTCAAGAGCCTCTGCAATATCCTCTACAAATGCTCCATCAGAAACCATCGATAAGAAGGTTTCTTCTTCGTCTTCGCTGTAAGTCCTAACGCTAATAGGCTTTTCAGCAGGTTTTACGTGATCTGTCAATTCCATAGAAAGAATCTTTCCTTGGATTGATTTAGCACTGTACTTACCACCCGCAAAGGTGTCTGCAATTTCTGCGTAAGTGTAAGTGCCAGAGTTGTCCTCGACAAAAGATGCTAAAGTAGCTTCTTCCGTATCAGAGAAGGTACGAGTGCTAGTAGCGGAAGCTAGTTCCACTTCATAGCCCATTTTTCGTAGCTTCGAAGATACTGAACGAGAACTTGTTTCAAGCGAGTCTGCCGCTTGGGCAACGGTAGCTTGAGATACCGGGCTTTCGTCACCTACAAAGTTAGTCAACTCTGTGGTACGATCTTCAGTCCACTTAGGTACTGCCATGATTTTTCTCCAGTAATTCGTTTATATTTGTTACTATCGAGATACCTTCTGCTTCTGCCTTTTTTGTCTTGGCAGAAGGAATCCCACTCTCATTCACTAGAAACTCAGTGTTTCTTGTGACGCTATTTTTTACTATAAACCCGCTCTTTTGTAGAACGGACTTAGCAATCTCTTTAGTTTTGAAAGAGACAAGTTTGCCTGTAATTACTACTTCTGGCCCTAATGGGATTTCTATAGCTACTACATCTGCCTTCCAACTAAAGGGTAGGGTGTGATACGAAGTTTTATAGGATTTTTCATACCACCGGATCAGATGATCCGTTGTTTTCGGCCCGAGACCCGCACTACTACACGCAACTTTACTGATTTGATCTATCTTAGAAATCTTAGTACACAGTTTGTCACTAGCGGTTCGTCCGAAGAGAGGGATCGAAAAGGCTGGAAGCAGTTCTTGTAGACCTGCTTTTTTACTTTCTTCTATCTGTTGAAGCAGTTTGTCACTTACCAACGTACTTCCAAGCCTTGTAACCATAAAACTCCGATCCATTGAATAGATGTCAGAAATACTTTCTAACCCTAGTTTTTCGATACTTTTTGGCCCTAATCCTTTAATTTTTAGGGTTTTGGCAAAATGCTCTACAATTTTTGCGTTCTTTGCGCCACAGTCAGAGTTCTTGCAGTATAGAATATCAGATTCCCATACTAGCTTTGAATCACAACTGGGGCACAGTTCTGGCGGAATAATTTGTTTTTGCATTTGCTCTTTTCTCAAAGTATGCGGATATTATAACAAAAGTAATCAACAAAAGTCAAGATTTATTTTTCCACACGTCCTGTAATTCTAGGAATTATATCACCCGACCTTATGACTTTTACCTCACATCCTATCTCTAAATTTAAACTTTCTATATAAGATATATTGTGTAGAGTTGCTCTACTTATATTTGCATCATCTATTTGTATAGGCTCTAGAATTGCAACTGGAGAAACCACTCCAGATTTTCCCACTTGCCATTCTACATCTAGCAATGTTGTGATGACTGCTTCTTTTCTTACTTTTAAGGCAAAGGAACCTCTAGGATGGTGAGCAGTATGTCCTTCTGCCTCAAAATCCTCATTGTCATCCATCCTCCATACTGTACCGTCTTGAGGAAACTCATTGTAGTCACGATCTAAAATAGTTCTAAATCCTAAACCCTGTAGTTTCATCATGTCATTGGTATAAGTATTTTGAAAAGAAGGATTAATACCATGTGCAATAAAAGTCAAGTCACGAGAGAGGAACTCGCTAACATTCTTCAGGTTTAAAGCACCTGCAGCATAGTTACGAGCATTGGGTATTGTTTTGGGAGAGACAACCTCTCCCGTGACTTGAATATCTTTAGCTACATAAGGAATAGCTCTAGGAACTAGGAAACATACTGGCGAAAGAAATTTAGAAGTAATATCAATACCTTCTTTTCCATCACCTCGTGTAAGTACTTTAGTTAATACTCCTTGTCTGTATTGCACAGCTATAGATGCTCCATCTAATTTTGAAGTGGTTACTGTCGGTTTGGCGTAAGTGAATAGGGGGTGCTCCGCACCTTCATCTGCAAAATGTTTTTGCAAACTATACATGCGATGCATGTGCGGAGTCCTTTCTCCCTCTTGTTTATAACCTACTTTTCCCCAATCGTGTGCTTCTGCCAAACGATCAAACTGTTCGTCTGACATTACAGGAGTACCCTCATAGTAGGCCTTGCTAGCCTTCTCTAGTAATTCTATAATTTGTGCTTTTACTCTCACACGCTTTCCTTAATTTTCTGAAATATATTATGCCAAAAAATAGGCAGTATGTCAAGAACTATTATAAGTTGCGGTAAAAGCATCTTGGAAATGATCAAGTACTCTATCGCGGCTTTCTGCAAGAGAGAGTATTTCTACTAAACCCGTGAATAACTGATATGAGTTATCTAAGTCTAAAGGCATAGCTATTCCATCTTTAGTAGGAAGCCACTCTTCTTCAAAACTTAGGTAATACTTTCTAAGATGTAAATATTCTTTTCCACGAAAAGTATTTACTGTTAGTCTTACTTGATAGTCTCCCTCTTCAGAAACATGAACTATACGACTAAATTCTTCTGGAGTTTGCCATATGTCTATCATCTTTTGTCTCCATTGCGGAGTACACTAGCTAAAGGAACTATACTAGTAACATTTTCAGGGCGAAGTAATCTGTAGGAATCTGTATCCCAACAGAAAAGAAGGACGTTGGTGTCAGTCTCTTTCGCTCTATTTTTCTTAGTTTGTATGTAGGGTGTGGAGAAGTCTAAGGTACAAACATTGTACTTTAGTTTTTTGGAATTTGTACTTCTATACGTTATTATAGCGTCCCCATGTCGGGACACAGCGTCTTTAAATTCTTTTTTTGTCACAAGGATTTCCTAGTCAGAAATCCACATCAACGAGGTGCTAGGTTGTTTTTCCTGGGTAGAAAAAAGCTCGGGGAGTATTTCATCCCCGAGCGAACTAGCTTTACCAGCTAGTTATTTATGGCAGTGATTACTCCTGCAAGATATTGCGCTGCTTTTCCAGACAGCTTATCGATAATATCATTATCAACAGCTTGCCCCGCGTCTGAAATAGCTGCTATCAACTCTTCTTGCATAGCTTGCTTGCTAACTCGGCCTCCGCCAGTAGAGCCACCTCCGCCATTAGTTGCAGGGGACTTTTTAACGTATACCCCTGCTTTAGTAAGAATCATACGAACCCCATTCGGGCTTTCATCTAATTCGTCTGCTATATCTTTTACGATTTCCATACTAGTCTCAGGAGTCGGGTCTTGCTCCTCGTACATGGAAACTGCTTGTGCTTTCTTATCGTCATCCCAAGCCATTTTTATTTCTCCAAAAAATGTGTAATTATTATGCCAAAAATCAACATATAAGTCAAGAACTTTTTTTAAGTTGCTTCTAAAATTGCTTTGTACTGTATGTCTTTGGCTCTTTCATCCGTCCACTTATGACCGCAATCCCAGCACGTCATCACAGGCACGATCACTGCAATCTGTCTGTTGTTATACAAAAATTGTATTATTTCAGATGCTTCTTCGTATTCATCTGATGTGCACTCGGTACAGTTCATTATTCTAACACCAGTTCAGCATACTTAGCTTCAGCAAGCTGTTCTTTAAGGTTTCTGTTTTCTTCTTGAAGTTCTACTATCTTAGCATATGCTTCATAAAGATGTTTATTCTGGTCTGCTACTTGTCTTTCCATTGCTTCTTGCCAGTTTATTCTATCGTGCATCCCAGTCCTCTTGAGTGGGATCTATGTCAAACTCATCATTAACAGTATTCCACTTCTCATTTGCATCAGTATATAAAGTTATCTGTTCGTCAATAGCTGCTATTATATCTGGGTGTTCTCCAATACCCACAGGGTTAGCTAAGTACACTTCTATATTAGCTTGCGCTTCAAGCATTTCACCTTTATACTTTGCAAGTAATGCGTCTATTATAGTTGTTCTAATCATTCATTAGTCCTCTTATAAAATTCTCCAGAAAGGAGTCTCTTCGGGCTAAGACTAAAAGCATCATTGGCCCGCTCAATAAAAAAATTACAAACATAATTACTGCACCTGCTCCATATCCCAAGGGATGTAGTATCGGATGATTTGGTTCCAGTTGCGCTATTATCTTTATTGCTGGAAAATAGATAATCAACATCATGGTAACTGCTCCCGATAGAACGAACAGTAAGTATGCTATTAGTATTTCGTTTAGTGTCATTGTTCATCCCTGTAATCTCGCTACGTCTACTCCATACGACTCCAGGTGTTTAAGACTGCCTAAATCATACGCCATTTGATAAGCTGTAAAGCCTACCATCTGCTCTCCTACCCAACCACGTACTAACATATCAGGATTCCACTCTAATTGTTCAAATACATATACGCAATAACATTTTGCACCGTATTTCTTTTCATAGTCCATATTAGTTAGTTCATGTTCTACTTTTGCTGCTTGGTCATAGCTTGCACTCCAAACTACATCTCCTGCTTCAAAAGTATCGCTAACGCACTCATCGGGCAGAAAATAAGGAACATATGCTCCTCCTCTTTCTTCTTTGCTTCTTTTTCTCGGTACGCCCGCTCTCTCTATAATTCCTTTTACGAAGGAAGGAGAACGGTACATTCTCTGAGAAATATCTGAAATATTACTGCCATTTAAAAAGGATTCGATAGCATTTGTTATCTCAAACTTTGATGCTGGCTTGCCTCTATTTTCAGATTTTCTTCTATCACGGTAGTCTTTCTTTTCTACAAAATCTTCGATTATAGTTCCAAGTCTTGTAGTATTATAACTAATGTTTAATATTGAACACGCTTCCTTTTTAGTAATTGGACTTTCTGCATTTAGCAGCTTCATTACGTGCTGAATATTAGCATCAGTTAGTTTTTCATGAGAGCGTTTTTTTATTCCACGACTACCTGCCACGCGGATCATCTCCCACACTCATACGAAGATACCATATTGCTTTACGGACATCTTCTTTTTCTGTGTCTTGATCGCCTTTTTCTCCGGCTCTCCACACATATTTAAAAGCATTTACTCTACAGTAATCTCGTACTGCTTCTGCTCCAAAAGCTGAGATCATTGCGTCAATACACTCGACTTGCCCACTACTA